AAAAACTGCTATGTTTCCATTTATTAAAGCAGTAACAGCGCTTGAAGTTAAGTTAGAATTACCAAAACCTAAATCGTTGTGGTCACCATTACCATGAGTTCCTAAGTTAGAATTACCTGTGTTGCTTGTAAATCCTCTTGTGTTTACGTAAGAAAGAGTTGCTAAGTTGGTATTACCATTTCCTGTATGGTCAGAACTAGCATGATGACTGCTTGAATGATTATCTTGTAAAACTATAGAACCTGTATTAGCATTAATAGATAAATTATTACCATTTACCTGTAAAGCTGTAACACCTGCACTTGCAGGAACGCTTCCCCAATATGGTTTACCATTTGCAGTAGCTCTTACAACAAAGTTTGTATTTGTTGTATTTGAGTAACTACCACCATCTTCAAAAAATGCAGGACCAGACCATTTTATTCCATTTGTTCCACCAGATAATGCAACGGCTGAGTTCATTTCTGCTTGTAATGTTAAATCTCCAGATACATCTGCTATATATCCGGATTGACCATTGTTGCTATAAAACTGAATTATTTCACTAGCGCCACTTGATATTTCAACCCTTTGTCCAGAGTTAGCAGTAGCTATTGTTCCGGCTATAGTTCCATCAAGGCTTGCACCAGTCACTGTACCTGTAATAGTGACATCATGAAATGTTGCAGCATTTGAAGTTAGTTGGTAACCTGTTGAATTGTTTGTATCAAAACTACCCTCTAAAGTATTTGCATTTATACTTGTTCCACCAATAGTTCCAGAGTTAGCATTTATTGTTCCTGCGATAGTCGCAGATGAAGCAACCATAGCTCCGTTAGTATCTACTGTAAATGTTCCGCTACCTAGATTTATACTTGAACCATCTATTGTTCCACCATCTAAAATGTCAGCGTTAATAGTTCCACCAGATATTTGATTTGCAGTAATTGTTCCTGTAAAGTTACCATCTACACCAGAAAGTGTTCCTGTGAAGTTACCTCCTGCTGCACTTAAGTTTCCAGAAAAACTACCTCCAGCTGCGTCTAAATCTCCTCTAAATGTACCTGTCTCAAACTCAACAGAACCGTCAGACTTTATAATCCAACCAGCATTACCTGTAATATAGTTATCACTTCTTATTGTTCCGAGTACTGGATTTGAAGGGTCAGAACTATCTGTATCTATAATAATTTCTTTACCGCTAATAGTTCCTGCTGTTATTTTTGCAGCAGTAAGTGTATCTATCTTTGCGTCTGTAACTGCTAAGTCACCAATCTTTGCGGTAGTAATTGTTGCGTCATCAATAAATGCTGTAGATATTAATTCTTCTTCTACTTGTACTGCGGTAGATGGGTCAGACTCATTACCTGCTACGTCAACAGCTGTAACTCTATAAAAAGCAGTACCAGCGGTTGAGGCAGCAAATGTTGCTATTGCAGGAATACTTCCGTCAATGTGTCCAGCTCTAGCAGCTATCTCACCAACAAAGTTAGTAGAACTAATTGTAAAGCTTGATGTCAGACCACGATAAACATTTAAGTGGTCTATATCTCTTGGTAAAGTAAAGTTTGAAGGGCTAGATATAACTGCACCAGCAACAGTTTTTGCAGCACCAAGTTTATGTGTTATTTGTACTTTAGTTGCACTAGCAGCAATAGAACCAAAAGACCCTGTTGGAGCTGTTGGTTCGGGTGGTATAGTTGCGTCGGCAGGCATTTGTGAAGCAGTAATGACAGCAAATCCTCCAGAAAAACCAGAGTTGTCAATACAGGCAACACCAAACTCATAAGTGTTGTTTGGACCTAAACCTTTTATAACTACAGCAGTTGTACCAAACTCTACTGTTAAATATTCATAGTCAGTAACTTGATTGTCATTACTATCAATAAGATTGTTTCCGTCAACATCTGTAACTTGTCTGTATCTAACTCGATACATATTACCATCAGTAATTCTTGAGCCATCTGTGTTTGTTGGTTCGTTCCAAGTTAATTTAGCAAAAGCAAAAGGTCTACCTGCTCCGTCTTGATAAGTACCACTAGCAGCTGCAAAACTTGTAGGTGCGTCTGGTACTGTAAACTCATTCGTACCTCCAACCGCAATTACTGAGGCTGAGGCTCTAAGGTCTTCGTTTATATTAGGACTTGTAGAACCTACTTCTACCTGTGTTACTCCAGACTCAAAAGACACATAGTCTGTTAAATCTGTATAGACTCCTTCACTATTTCTGTAAAACACTCCCATACTGTCTGAAATAGGGAATGAGAGACCCATAACACGAATCTTGACAGGGTTTAAAATTTGTCCTTGATAAGCTATCTCGTGCCTATCTCTGTTTTCTAATGTAGCCTCATCTTGTGTATCTTCGAAACCAACCTCTGGGTCAAAGACAAAGATAACATCTCCTACTCCTATATCTCCAGATAAGTCATAGTCTTCTAGGCCTACAGATAAAGTTCTCTGAACTTTGTTGTATTCATTTAGGTATGCTTCTGCTCTAATATTACGCATAGAGTCTGGTACTTCATTCTCAGAGAGTATCTGTATTCTTTCTAATTCATTACCGTGTAAATCTTTGTAAGGGTTATCTTTTGCGTCTGCTTGTCCTAAGTTTATTTCTTTACCATAGTTAGAAGCAATTAGCTCGACACGACTAACAAAGTCTTCTGCGTTAAACTCTGTTTTTAAGTCTGCACCAGAATAACCTTTAACACCTGCGTCTAAACCAGATAGTCTTCTTACAATCATTCCAGTAGGTTCACTATCTTCGTGACCTGTAAATAATGAAGTACGAGGTCCTACATCAATAGTACCGTCATTCTGCATTTTAAATTCTGCGTCTAAAGATGTACAAATTGTTTTTAAAGACTTGTAAGCTGATTCCATGTAATGCTTACCTGTATATGTTTTGTTCTCTGTAGTAGCTGTAGGTGCAGAAGCACTAAGGGGAAATGGCGCGTCCCAATACTTTGCGTTACCTCTAGTAATAACCATTCCATCAAGATAACCTTCAAAAAAGTTTCCGTCTTGTCCTTTACCAATTTGTAAAGAATCAGAACTTACTCTAACAAACAAATCTGGTCTATCTACTTCTGCTACTTGTACTCCATTTTTAAATGTTCTAAATAAATCACCCTTGTGTGATATAGCAAAGTGATTCCATTGGTTTAAATCAATAGAACCCATATCCATATTTAAGTCATCACCTGTTCCGTACCCATTACCATCGTGAGTAATAAAAGCTTTGTTTCTTCCGTTAACGGCTTTACCGAATATCCATGGTGAATATGTATCGTTGTTTCTAGCCCATACGGTAGGATTACCACTAGATGATGTTCTATATTCATACCACTCACAAGTAAACTCTTGATAAGTTAAATCTAATTCTGGTCTATCAGCTACAGTAACAAATCCGTCTGTAGTTAAATTAAGACTTGTACTACCAAATTGTGCTTGGTCTGTTGATATATCAGCAGTACCACTAAAAGTTACAAGTTGATTAGATGTAAATACAGAACCATCAGAAGTAGTTGTATCTCCATCACTACCTTCATAATTTAAAAGTAAAACTGTATTATCATACTGTACTTCTACAACAGAACCTTTTCTTACTGCTTTCTGTGTAGCGTCTTCTCCACGTAAAATACCATAAGGTGTTGAACCGCTTCTATCTAAAACATCGTCAAGAGTATCTCTGGTGTAAGACCTAACAGCACCAACCCCTGCATTTCTAGCTAATACCATTCCTCTTGAATCAGTATCACCTAGATATCCAAGAATACCTATACCTGCAATTTCTATGCCTTCTTCTGTAATTGCTTGATTTTGTACAATACCAACATACCTAGCCATATCTCTAAGTTGTGCGTCAGTAAACTCTGAAGGATTTACTCGTGTAGAAGTTAAAACAATATTACCCCAAGGAGTTATTGTATTTAAGATTGAATTGGGTGTTGTTTCTAAGCTGAGGTACACATTAAACGTACCGGGAGCCATTAACTTTTCATTTACACTCATGACTTAATTATCCTTACGTACTCATATATGCTGTCCAGATATGCGTCACGCATATTATCTGCTGTATTTTGTCCAGCTGCTGAAGAACCATCTAGAACATAACCTAGAAAAGCTTTCATCTGAGTTCCCGTAAGGTGTATACCACCATTAGTCAAGTCTGTACTAAAGGTAGTTGGAGAGCCTAAGATGAAATAGTTACCTTCAGAATCATTGCTTGAAGATACTATATAACCTGTTCCAGCAGTACTAGCCTCTGCTGTTGTTCTCTCTAAATGTATTTCATCGGCTGTACCATAAGAGTTTATCACAATACTAAAAAATCTTGCGCCTCTTCTTAACGATACATCAAACGTTAACCTACCACTACCATCAGTATTTGCTTGTGATGTGAACCTTAAAGTTCCACACTCAGCATAATTTTTAATTATTTGTACTGTGTTCCATCCATCCCACTCTGTTTGAGAAGAACCCTTACTAACTGCGAATTCTTTTACGCTACGATAGTCGTCGTTTTCCCAAAGAGAAACTGTAAATCTTGATTCTGTATTGCTATTAGTCAAAGTAAATTTAACTAATCCGTTTTCTATAGTTGCTTGGTCAACATTGAGGTTAGGACTTAGTAAGCCATTTCTTACTTTTCCGTTTGTTGATATTTTGACTGCACCCTTTAAATAATCTTCTGGATTACATTCAAACTCTATATTATTACTTCTAATATTACTACCAGAGAAAAACTGCATTGTAGTAGTTGATGTACCATGTTCAGCTATTCTTTCTTCAACAGAAGGAGATGTACCTGTACCAACTGCTGGTATATGTACTGAGAATGCTCCGCTCGGAGGAGAGAAGAATTGTGAATCAGTAGAACTCACACTATGATTATTTTCTAATATAGCTCCAGAAAACTGTGATTCAAATCGTATCTCACCCGGGTTACCTAAATAAGCTAGTGAAATGTTATAACCAAAACCTGCTCCGCCATATCTATTTATAGTTACATCAGAAGAATTAACTCTTACATAACCCTTAAGTGCTGTATCACCTGTATAAGTAAAAGGATGGAAGTGTCCATTCTTAGCCATAGATTCTAATTCATTTCTAATATACTTTACTTCTTCGACATCAAGACCAGTAGCGTTTGTATGAGCAAGAATACCGCTAATTGTTAAATCTCTAGTTCCGTCCATTGCACTATGAGATAAGGACTGTGGAGAAGTAAAACTTAAATGTCCTATTGTAACTTGATGGTCATTCGCCATTAGCACATCTCCTTATTTCTACATTGTTTGCACATACTGTATTTAGGTCCATAAAAGTATTCGCCGCAATTCCAGTCTGATTTACAAGCTTTTAAATAATGTTTTTCTTTATTATCAATCATTATCTACAACAGTTCGCTTCTATCCACGCAAGTCTAGTTTGTATTTCTCTAACTACATTTAAGTCTTGGTCTTGGTCTATAAGTTGTGTTTCAAGACGAGTAATTTGTATTTTGATATCGTCCCATTCCCATTTTTCAATTTGGACATATTGGTTAGTATCATTAGCTATTTCTAGTTTCTGAACTTTTTCAAACAGTACAGCTATATCGCCTTGTACGAATGTGCTTTCTTTTAGCATTTGAAAATCTACTTCAACTTGATTCATTCTGTTATCTATGCCTTTAAGTGTGTCAACGATTTCAGTAGCAGTAGATAAACCTGTTCCTATTGTTCCCATAAGAGCAATAGCAGTTGCTATCAAACCTATATTATCTTTTATTTTTGCAAACATTACCTATTCCTCAAACCTGTACCGGATGTTCCTTCTTTTTCTAGCTTGGTAAGTTCTTTTCTAATATTCATAGCCATTTTTCTAGCTGTTATTGGGTCTGCTGGTAATCCAGTAATATTTTTTTTCATATTCTCTACTGTAACACCACCAGTTCCTTGACCTGTTTTATTAGAGAATACTGATGTACCACTCGGTGTTGACATAATAACTTCTGGTCCTCTTTCACCTACAAGTGATGACCTACCTATAGGAACGTTACCACCTGTGTAATTCTGCATATCTACTCTTCTACCGGTATAGTATCCGCCTTGACCAATTACTCCCATCGTACCACTTTGGTTTTGGGTCTGCTGGTAATGAGGGTTAGCAAACATTTGTATTCCGTTAAAGATATTATTTGTTCTCATTTCTTCAGATATCTCATTTATAACGTTTTTAGTATGGTTCATAACAGCAGTAGTATTATTCAAAAAGTTATTTACTGCTTGGTCTTGATATGAGATAAATCCGGCCATCTCTGTATCCATTGCTACCAATACTTCTTGAACGTATGAAGTAGGTATTCCTAACTCTTTAGCTAGACCCATAAACATGTTGTTAAGGTCTGGATACTTTCTTCTTAGTTTATCTATCTCTATACCATTTTGCATTATTTTAATATTATTCTCTGCGACCATTGCATTGTATTTAGAAGTAGCGTCAGCAATTTTTTGGTATCTTTCCGGCTGTACTTTTAATTGGTCATTGTAAGATTCAATAGCAGAAATTATATCTGGTGATAATCCTTCTGCTCTAGATTTAGCGGCTGCTAGTTCTGCTTCAGCTGCTTTAACTTGCAAGTTTAAGATTTTCTTCTCAACCTCAGACATTGGATTACGCATTTCTTCAAGTTCTTCTCTTGCTGCGTCTAGGTCTAAGTTGTCAGCAACTCCCTGTTCTACTGCTAGTTCTAGGAACTTAACTTCTTTTTCTTTGTCTCGTAAAGATTTCTTTTGACGTGCAGTCATCTTACTGCTTAATTTGTCTCTCATCTTATCTAAACTAAGGCTCATCTGTAATATTTCAAGCTCTTCGCTTGCAGTAACGACTCCTTCTTTACCAAATTTATCTATAGCTTCTAGAACAGCTTCACGTGCTAAATCTACTTCTAACTGTTCCTTCTTTCTAAGACTTATTTGAATATCACCAAAGACTATATCTTGTTGCAGTTCAGCAATTTCTTGTTGAGTATCTCTTATTGCTCTATTTCGTTTTTTGATATCTTCCGTCATTCGGAACATTGACAATAAAGCGTTAAGTTCATCTTCTCTTGCCGATGTTGCAGCTTTGACTAGTTGTAGGTTATCAAAATTGATTTGTGCATTTGCTACTTGTACACTATTCAATCCGTTAGTCTCAAGTATTTGGTCTCTAAGCTCTTGAGTTACTTGCTCACCAGTTCCTTGTATACCCGAAAGTTCTGCATTACTATCAACAAACTGCTGATTAAGGTCTGCAAACGCTGATGATAAATTTTCATCCCCGAGTCCTCGCAAAAATGCAACAGCTGTACCAAATGCTTCACCAGTGTCTTCTATACTTGATACTTGTGAAGCTAAACCGACTTGTCCTTGACTGATTAATATTGCTATAGCATTAGTAATGAACGATACTCTATCTTCTAGTTCTTGTGCTCCCGCAATAATATCATCTGGGGATATAAATGATACTTGACTTAACTTGCTATAAGCTGTTCCCAATTCTCCCATTTTGTCTATTTGGTCATTGATATAATTAGTAACATCTATTACAACTTCTCCAAAAGCTTTTGCACTATCTGTTGCTACATCGGTGCTTCCATATACTTTTTTAATAACTTTATCAGCTGTGATTGAGTTTCCAATAAATTCGTCTAAGGTAATAGTTGTATCGCCGGTTTCTTTTTGCATAGCATTGTATCTGTCAACTAATGTTTGAGCACTCTCCGCTAAGAAATCTTGTTCTTTATCAATTCTACTCATGCGAACACCAAGTTCTGATAAAGCGGGGATTTGGTTATTTAAAAATCCTAATTGCCTCTTTTGTGTTTTTGTAAATTCATCTGAACCAGCTTCCGCTCTTGAGAATGCACTTTCGATATTAGTTACAGTGTCATTTATAACATTTCCTGCATTAGCAAAAATCGTAGCGTCATCTAATCCTTTAACGGAAATAAGTTGTAATAATCCTGTCAAATCTCCTTTAGCTAGTAAATCTTCTACTATCTGCAATTCTACACCTATAGCTTTTGCTAACTCTTCTGCTAAGTCTCCTTCTTCTCCAAGAGTATTTTTAACAAAACTTAAACCACTTCCTCCTTGATTACTATCAAATTCAACTTCTGTACCGCTTATTTGAACTGTTTCAATCTTTATTGGGTCTTGTGTCAAGTCTCCTAAAGCTTTATATTGATTACCTAAAACGCTAAATGCAGTAGATATTTTTTCTGCTTCTTTTACAGATATATCTTTCATAAACTTAGGTATGTTCATAAATGCTCTAACACCAGAAATATTTATATCTTCAAGTTCTTCATTAATAATCTCTAATTCTTTTTTATATATTTTTAATATATCTGATGAGAAACCTTCATTTTGCAATTTATTAAATTCTGCTTGTTTTTCTTCTAATTTACTTTGTAGTGGTACGAATGCAGAAGCAGTTTCAAAAAATATTTTTGCTGAAGCTTTGGAATTTTTATTTGCTCTAGCATTTGCCATACCGAAGACTGCTATAGCTGCTGCTGCAAGAGCAAGTTGAGGTAACATCATTCGTAGTCCTTGGGTCATTCTCATATACGCCATTGTCTGGTTACCCATTAGTTTACGAGCTTTGATTGCATGGGCTTCCGTACTCTTACTTAAAGCAAGCTGTTTTATTTCTTGTCTTGTAAGTTCTGAAAGAGCTACTGCCGCCTTACTTGTCTGAGAAGCTACTTTTGCTTGTATAGATATAAATTTAAAGAAGTTGAATATAGGCATAGCCATAGCAAGACCTAGTGTTGCAAAACCAGCAGTAAGAACTTTCATAGAATTAGACATATTAGTAAAACCTACTTCAGCACTCTTCTCATCATCTGCTGCTGCAAGTGCAACACCAGTAAGTGTTTGTGTCAATGCTTTTGCAAGTGGTAAGAATGTATTACCTATTTCTATACGAAGTTCTGTAAAAGCATTCTTCATCAACTTTGTTTGTGATTTTAAAGTCTCGAATCGTTTAGCAGCCTCTTCGTTAAGAGCATTATTAATTTCAAAAGCAGCATTACCTCTAGCTAATGTTTCAGTAACTAGGTCTCCTGCCTCAGATAGAGCTAACAAAGCTCGAATGGTTCTTTGTTGTTTTAAACCTAATGCGTCAAGAACTTCGACAACATTACCACCTTCAGAACTTAATCTTTGTAGTCCTTGTAAAAATATATTAAATGCTTGTGCTGGATTGTTATCAGCTAATTGTTTAAATTGTTCTGGTAATACTCCCGAAACTCTTGAGAAAACATCAAGCTGTTCTTTTCCACCCTGTATAGCTACAGTTAATTGCTGAAATACACGTGCGACGGCAGTACCACCTGCTTGTGATTGAACACCAACAGCTTGTAAAGCAGTAGCAATTGCTAAAGTATCCGCGGCTGTTGCTCCAGCTACTTTAGCACCTGCTGCTAATCGTAATGATGTAGAAAGTATTTCGTCTTCAAGAGCTGCGAAGTTGTTACCTAAGTCAACTAATGAAGAAGCAAGTTTAGATATGTCCTCATTTCCGAGCTGGAAAATAGTTTTCATTCTAGCTAAACCAAGTGCAGCAGTTTCAGTTGATAATCTAGTCGCTACTCCTAATTTAGATATTGTTTCAATAAATGTTGGAAGTCCAGTTGATTCAATACCTAACTGACCACCAAGTTCACCGATTGCATTTAATTGATTAGTTGCAATAGGTATTTCTGTTGCAAGTTTTCTGACAGATACAGCTAATTGGTTAAAATCTGCTTCTGAAGCGTCAACAGTTTTTCTAATACCTGCAAAAGAATCTTCGAATTTAGAAGCTGCACCGACTGTAAAAGCCATAGTTGTAGCTAAGCCAGCTAATGTTGTTAATGCTGTAGTACCTACTGCACCAGCAAGACCGCCAAGTTTACCATAAGCACCCATGACCGTAGAGGCTAAGTTGTTTGCTTCTTTCGCTGCCTTATTAGTAGCGTCGTCCATGTCTACTTTGAACGAAACAAGAAAAGGAGCTACACCTCCAGATTTAGCCACTTGCTCCTCCTATATCACCCATAATATCATCAAGAGAAACTCGTTGTCTCGGTTTATCTCTGTTATGTTGTTTTCGAAGGGCCATTTTTAACCTATGTGTATCTGCTTGTTCTTTTTTAACAACTTCACCATCTTCAGTCATTTCTAATTGACGATTACGAAGTATGTTATAGAATGTTGAATTTTCATTTGGCATGAAAGAAATTAATCTTAAAAAACGAAACCATTCAACATTAAGTGGTGACTCAATGTTATATAAGTGAAGAAAGTCTGCTTCTATTGGCCCATAGAGTTCAAGTATTTCTTGAACGGACCAACTTATTTTGGGGCTTCGGAATCCTCTTCTTCCCCTTCAGCTTCAACCTCTTCTTCCGGTTGTGCTGCTAACCCGTATGCTTCTAGTAAGTAAGAAAGCAAATCATTCATTTGCTCCCAAGTCATACCATTGTCTAACATATCATCCAGAGTTTCTTTGCCCACTAATGAGCCAATCCATTCTGGTAATAAGTCCATCGGGATTACATCACCTTCGTTAGCATATTTCATTTGAGCTAACACTGTTCTTGCAGGTAAAGTAGCGGGTAACTCGTAAGTTTTTCCTGCTACTTTAATCTGCAAAGGTTCTTTGTCTGCTTCTAAAGCCTTATCAAAGTCTTTAAATTTTACCACTTTTAATATTCTCCTATCTAATTTTTTAGTTAATATCTAACTCGTCAGTATCGTTAGTGTTGTCTACAACTCTGAAGAGATAGTACGCACCGCCGGAGCTACCAACATTTAAAGTTGTGTCTGGTACAAGAACTTTAAATTCTGTAGCCAAACTTACTTTAGCTGGAGCTTTTTGGTGAGCCATAGCAAAAGAGCCAACGTTCACTGCTCGAGGAACGTGGAATTGCCTGTCTGCACCGGCAGGACCATCTGTGTGTAACACAAGAGCATACTCTGTAAAAGAGTCTGACAATGGAGGTAGATATACATCGTATCCAGAAGAGAAGTTTGATGTTTCGTCTTCTGTGATGGTACCGCCACCCATTGCTATTTGTAACTTACCTTGTCCAGCTTGTGAAAGCTCTCCTGTAAGTCTTACTTCTTGTGCTGATTTAAGAGTTTTAATAGGGTCTACTTCTTCTGCGACCATGACATCTTCAAAAGTTTTATCAACTTCTAATGTCCAGCCATCTTCCGAATATCCGACTTCTTCCCAAGCTGGTGTCATCCCAGTCGGGGATACCCATGCTCCGGCAGCGTCATCACCCGGAAATGCTAAAGAACTTGTAGTCCTATCTTTGAAATAGAGAACACCTGTACCAATTAATACTTCAGATATTGTTCCTGTTGTATTATAGCTCATTTGTTATCTCCTAACATATCTTATACTTATACTTAATCAGCTGAGCTCAGCCGACTTTTTCAAGTCGATTTCAGCTTTGCCGGTTATTCTTCTTCAGCAATAAAGAAGTCTTCCACTACCTCATCAACAGATTCATTGTCTTCCTCTGTTAATTTGTCATCCGGTTCTTCCTCATTAGATATCAAGACGCTTATGCGCTCTCCGCCTTGATTATATCTATTTTCTTTGAGGCGCTCCCAGATGTCCGAGTCTATTTCAACCCACTCTTCACTACTAAACACGATTCCGCTCACGGTGTCGCGAACTTTACTCTTGTTTAGTAAAGGATTCATTTTTACTTCTACTTTTTTATTTTTTTTACTCATTAGCCAGTTCCTCTATAATACATAGTTAATGATAGCTGATAATGTCCTAATCCTGTTTCAGTCTCTTCTATTCTTTCGGGAGCTGAATTGACTTCAAAACCAGCAATCACACCTGCTGTATTTGATGTTGGCGTCACAACTCTAGTTTGTCCTGTTTTAAAAGCTGCTTCATAAACTGCATTTGCTAATTGATAAGCAGTTGCATAATCTGGTTGAGAAGTACTAGCTCCACCCCATCTACCTGCATAACAATTTACTTGAAAAACAACACCAGCTATTGCTGCGTCACTTGTGTTACTAATTAAACTTCCTCCTGTAGCGAAAAAAGTTAAAAAGGGTAATTCAGCATTTCTTGGTAGTCTCGTAGCAACTCTTGTGCTAACAACATTTGTAATAATTGCTGTATTGACTGCCCATTCGCGAAAAACTATCTCCGCGTCTGGCGGAAAGTTAACATTTTGGTCTGGCTGTACGCCAACTGCTTTTATACCCATTTGGAAAATTATATCACTTAAAAGTCGAAATCCATGTTAAGAGCGTCATTGAACAATGAATCAACATCAAATGAACTCGCCATATCCTTAGCTAATTGTTGTCCTTTTCGACTTTGAATGCTTTGAAAAGACACATAAGGTCTTTTACCCTTTTTCTTTGAGCTGCCTGCGTCACTTCTACGCTTTCTTGCTTTTATTATTAACTTATTACCATCCTGCTTGGTAGATAAATTGTATACTTCTTTCAGTAATTCAGCACGTCGAGCACCTCTAGCAGTGTCTTCTCCTGTGTTCATATTGTTAAATATCTTAATATATCTCTCTGTATCGTTTAATAATCTCTTAGGAGCATTCTTATATTCAGCTTGCTTTGATAGGTAATTACCTACTTTGTTAAATACCTTCTTATATTTCTCTCCACCTTCGGTTAAGCTACCGCCTCCAGATTCAATAAATACTTTAGCTGCCTGTGAAACAACTTTTGCATTGTCAGTCTTTCTTAGTGGTACAGTCATAGATATATTCATATTCTCTGGTATTGCATTTAAACCTAGTTCTGCTGCTAACTCTTTACTGTAAAAAGCGCCATGAGCTGAATCTATTCTTGGACCCGGTATTCTCTGCTCCATTTGAGACAAGAAACTATGTCCTCTAGATTCTCTATCAAGCATATAACGTTCACTAAGGAAGTCATTTGTTTTTGTATTTTTAAGATAGTCTGGTTTATATTTCTTAAGAGCTGTTTTCTGATTTCTTTGCTTAGCTATTCTTAGCCACTCGTTATAGTATTTTTTAGAATTAGACATACCAACATTAACTTTACTACTTAAGTTATACGCTTTTTTATATTGCTTTCTTGCTACTTCAATAGCTCTTCTGACAAAAAACGTAGGTTGTATATATTTAGTCTTAGGTATATATTTATCTTCTTTTCTACCGCTATACTGACCTCCAAAACCTTTTTTATCTGGATGACTAGTTCTTTGATAATACGGTATGCTTCCACCAAATTCTACAGCCCATATCCATGGAAAATCGGGACTTCCGCCTACTTGTATCTCTGCGTCAAAGAAACTTCCTTTATCCCAATCTGGATGTGCTTCTGTTCCTTTATTTACATGTTTTCCTATTGTAGGTTTAAAGTCTCTTCTTATAATAGAGTTTTGTAGAGCAAGATAAGATTGACCGGGTTTTGTGAACCCAAATACATCTCTGTGTTCATATTTAAATTTAGAATCTTCCGGTGCTAAGTTCTTTACTCCCAGTTTGTTGAATTCTGATTTTTTAGTCATTTTGTCAAAGTCAATAATCTGATTTTGATATTTAGCAGGACCATCTGTCATGCCTAGTAAAAACTGACCACTTGCTACGTCCGGTGCAAAAGCTCTAATATTCATTTCTGTTTGAACTAACATCATCTGTGCTTTTTGTAATACATTGTATTGTTTTTTCATATGAGCATTAGCTGCTGAGCCATTAATTTTCATTTTACCCGAAACGAAAGCTACAGCGTTATTCTGAAAGTTTCTAAATCTTCTGTTTGAAGACAACCCTTTACCTATACCTATACGAAGCATACGAGAAGGTAAAGGTCCTAGACCTAAAGGCTGTACTAATGCGTTAATACCTAAACCAGATAACTTACCAACACCAACACGGCTGGCTCTTTCCGTTAAAGGAGAAAGCTTACCGCTTTCTAATGCTTTAGTTATAGCCTTACCAGTACCCATCATACGAGCTGCTGGGTAAATTAAGTTACGAGCACTAGCAAAGTTTTGTACTACACCTAGGTTTCTAACACCCGGCATTTGTTTCAAAGTACCAGAAGTTTTACCATATCTATATAAGAAGTTTTGAAATGTGTTAGTTTGTTTGCCTTTAGGTTTATTACCTTTAGTTAAAGCTTGATAGGACTTATTATCTATCCATTTACGCGCAGATTGTCCTAGTGTGTTACCCTGTTGGGTTTTTATATATTCTTCGACCATTCCGTCGCTAGGCATATTAAGTCCTTACTAGAGACTGAATAAATTTATAACACTCTTTTCCGTATCTGTCTAATACAGGTTGAACTGTAATGATTTCGTGATATGTTCCATTTCTGTTCATCCTATCTCCCGGAGTTACTGTAACATTTGGTTGTATGTAAACTCTAAATGTTTCAATAGTAGTATTACGTCCGTCTCTATCCTCTTCAGCACCTAATGACTCAAATTTAGCTCTGATACTTGTAGCACTATCTGCCCAAGAGTCAGAAGGTAAACCTCTTTCGTCTATGTTTGTGTCTGAAACAGATTGAATTGAAATTGTCTCTGGTAAATGTCTGCTCTTTAAACCCATGGCTACATTTTACAACAAAAAGTTATAAAAATTGGTTAAGCATGTCTCCCATCATCATTTCTTTATAAATTATGCTATAAAGCATATTGTTCTTACCTAGAACATGAGGATTGTATCCAGTTTCTTTATTGTATGTTTTTACAATATTTAGTAGCTCTACACACAGTTGTTCATATATATTTACTATCTTGGAAAAATCTTTTGACCATTGTGCATTGTTGTCAAGATTAAAAATTACAAAACACCTAAAACCATTTAGTAATATACAAGTAATAGCTTCATGGAATTTGTAATCTTCTTTTTTACCTATCATTGGGAATTCGTAAGCTTTTTGCTTATAAGGTAGAGCTAGACCTAGACTTCCTAGACTTCCTAACTTAGATGGCCAAAACTCTATTGTTTTTGTATTTATGAAATCGTGTAGGTAAAGTATGTCACTAATAATCGGAGCAAAAGCTTTAAATACATTTGGGTCACTCTTGTATGTATCAATAACTTCTTGTTTATTCCAGTAAGAAATAGTTGGTTGGTTATTTGAATCTGTACCATAAACATTATTTCTCAATAAATTTATGTAGCAAAGCACGTCTATCAAATCAATCTTATCTACATATTCAGTACTATCTACAATTTGTTTAAGCCAGTCAAGTTCTTTTTCATCAATCGTTATGTCTGTTTTGTTTGTTATCTTAGAATCTAAACTCTTAATAATTTCTGGTATAACTTTAGGCTCAAATCCAGTAATTAACTTAACTCGTATAAATATTTTGTTTCCTATATCTTCTTTTGACATAGAACGAATAATTTCATACAAATTAGCACCATCAATAATCCCCTGTGTCTTGTCGTCCGATATAGTCAAAGCTGCTCTGTTTACCCCTTCTGAGATATCTACTGTATCTGCATATATAGTTATACCTTGATTTTTAAGATGAAAGTACCCTTTTTCGCCAAACTCTTCTGTGATTGATAATTTTACATCGTCTATCACTTGACTATCTACATCAAGAGTATTGCAATCGGGATGAATAGGTATAATTTGTTTTACACCGGGTCTATCGACAGTTAATTCACGCAAAGGGACGTATAAATTTACTACATAACTTTTTTGATGTAAAGGGTCTGGATTTACAGAATAAGAATTATAAGATAAAAAGTATCTATTTGGTCCTTGTAGTACTTCTTCAGTACCTTCATCTTTTACCATCTGTATTTTATTTTCTTTGCTTTTTGATAACTTTTAAAAGATTTCTCAGATAAATTACTAGGGTCTTTTTCCCAATCAACATCTATAGGTGTTTCAAATCTTACATTCTTGCTAATAAGTCTTTTAGTATCTGATTGACACTTAGGACATTTAATTAAAGGGTCTTCGTGTATTGAGTAAGTTACTTCAAATTCAAAGTAACATTTATGCAGAATACATTGATGTTCATATCTGGGCATTTCTTCTTCTTATCTTCCTTTTATTATTTTTATGACAATCTTTACAAAAGATTTTATAACCATCTTGTGAATTAGGATTTCTACTAAATTCAGATGTCTTTTTTTCTTTTGTGCAAGAAATACATGTTTTTAATTTTTCATCACCGAGTTCTTCTTTTTTTTCTTTTATTAAAGCTAGGCAGGGCATACAGAATTTAGTATATCCATCTAGATATTTTTGTGTTCTTTTAAAATCTTCTACTGCTAACCATTCACGACAGTATTTGCATTCTTTCTCAATTGGGTCTTTTAAATTTTTAAGGGCTTCTTTTTGTGCTTCTTCTACACGTTGACGTAAACCTTCTTCGTCTTGTATCCAAGTTTTAAATCTTTCTAAACCAATTGTCACCTCTTCATAAGTTCTAGGTGTAGTTAAACCACCACGTCCTGTTCTAATAACCTCAAGGATAGCTTCTGCGGTTTCCTCATTGTAAGCACCACGTTGTGGTACTCCAGATTGTATTCTAAGTTGACGAACTCTTTCGTGTGTTACGCCCCATTCATCAGCCCATTCTTGTAACATTTTGCTGGGGTCTTGTGTAAAGAATTCTGTTGCTTCTTCCAGAGACGGAGCTTTTCTATGTACCATAGTCTAATTATACAAAAAATCTGCTTCTAAACGGGTTTAACATAGCCATATCTGAATTGCTTAATACAGGTTGTAAATTCTGTATAACTACATCTCCAAATGCTACGTCGTAATCTCCTACTCTCTCGGTTATGGCTACATCAAAGTTTGTTGTTGATGTATTATCTTCTAAGTGTGAACGAACTACTCCTGTGTCTGCTTTTGCAGAGACTTGTAATGATGTCATTACTAATCTTGCAGCAGCACGAGCAGCTGTAAATTTTATTTGGTCTGGTATATCTGCTGAGGCATATCCGCCAACATAAGTAACTACTATATTTTTAGGTTTGATTCCAGACCATCGTATAGCAATTCTATTAAGTCTTCCATTATCATAATGAACATAGTCTTTAGTATTACCGGAGATAAGTGTATTACCATCTTCAGTAAGAGAAGTAATAGACGCAATAGGTATGTGTCTTAGAAATAAATCTTTTTGTTCATTACCGTCAAATGTTTCTACAAACGTTGCTTGTTCAACATCATGACCAAGATACCGCTTAATAGCAGCTTCAACGTATGGTATGAAAGTGTTTGTAACGTGACCTTCAATGGTAGTACTTAAATCTATCTCTAGAAAGGTCTCTACATCACTAGCGCTACAAAGAGCCATTTAAGACTCCTTTATTTATCTTCGGATGGTTTGACAGCTTTGGTTTCGACTTTTTTCTTAGGTGCTGCTTTTTTAGCTGGAGCTTTTTTCTTCTTGTCAGAAGTGCTTTTCCAACCTTGCTCTTTTAACCATTTCTCTGATACTTCTTTTCCTGCTTGTGCAATCTTTGAAGCACCAGATTTAGGTAATTCTGCTAGAGAACCCTCGAAGAAGGAGCCATCCTTCATCTTCCAAATTGTCTTTTCTGGTTTTATAATTGACATAATAAAATCATTTTACCCTATAAAAAGAAGAAAGCCGGTTTTACCCGGCTATCTTCAAATTCCGTACTAACAGATATTACATATTTGTTAGTTTGTGGAAAGCTGCTTCTCTGTAAACAGGGAAACCAACACGCATTGTTGCTCTAATAGCAAGCATGTTCTTTGTGAAATAATCACTATGAGAATCTGTTACCGCTAAATCGATACCTTGTCTCATAACAACATTACAAGCTTCACCGCCACCGAATTTACCAACAAGAACAGTTCCTGCGGCAATTGCGGTAGTAGGAATAACTTTAAGTCCCCAGATTTGTGCTGAAGGACCTGCGCCCATTCCACCAGCTGCTACGAAAAGTGGTGACTTTTCTGCATATCCAGCGGATGAAGTTCCAGCGAAATCAGCACCGACTGATGTGACAATGTCATTCCAGTCATTTGGGTGCATGATAATTGCGTCTGGTTCTGTGAATGCGTTCACTCTGATATCTGTGATAGCACCATAAAGTGCACCAATTTTACCAAGAGTTCCTGCATAGGCGCTAAAGTCTGTGCTTCCTACTGAGGCTTTACCAGCGTCTAAGATACCTTCTAAGTTAGGAGCAGTACCATTTCCACTAAGGAGTTGGCTGTCCAATCTTAGACGAATCATTGTTTGCAGTCTACTGTTAATGTATCCTTGGATACCAGCTTCGTCTGCTACTAGTTCATCAGTAACTGGGATAAATATACCCAATTTACGGATAGCTTCTGTTTGCTCTGTGAAAGCTAATGCAGCTTCACCAACAGCAGAACCTTCAGCTGCTTCAGCAGCATTGTTTGTGAAGGTTGTTTCCTCAAGGTATGAGAAAGCATTTTGGTCTGTGTTGATTACATCAAATAATGATATAACAGCATTAGGGTCTCTGAGAGCCGATTCTAGAATCCCGGTTTGTCGTAAAACCTCTGGTGGATAACCAGTTGTGTTTAAAGTTGTTTTTGTCTCAATTTTTGAGTCAACACCTTTAACGCCATTGCTTACGTAATTTTTGTAAGCGTCGGATTCTGTAAATAGCTGCCCAACAGTTTTAACTTCAGCTTCGTTAGAAGCTAAAGGCATTTCTGCAACTGGTTTTGAATCTTCTTGAAGAGCCTTTTCATTGGAAGCTTTTTTCTTCTCAATGCCTAGGTCATCAACTAATTCAGCAAGTTCGTCGTTACGTGACTTAATTTCCTCTTTTTGTTCAGCGGAGTACTTGCCGTCTTCTTGTGACTCAAAAACAGATTTTAATTCTGCTCTTTTAGCAGCAATTTTATCCATGAGTTCGTTTTGATTACTCATTGTTAGATTTCTCCAATCTATAATTGCTTATACTTCTTCTATTTGTTCGATTAAGGATTCAGCAATTAATTGCTGTGCCCTTACCCACTCTGCGTCAAATTCCTCATCGTCAAGTGATTCAGTGTTATCCTCTGGAGTTTCTTCTTCAGCAGCTTCTTCTTCCGGTTCTTCTTCAGTAGATTCCTCTACTGGAGCTTCTTCCTCAGTAACTTCTTCGACCTCAGTTTCAACATCAATAGTATCAGTTGAAGCCTCAGCTACCTCTTCTGTTTCAGCTGGTTCATCTTCCACAGGTTCCTCGTCTATATCTGACAATTCTAAAGCACCCTCAGTTCCGATATCTCCGATGAACTCGTCAATTTCGGTCCAAGCGTCGTTCAAGTCGTCTGCGACTGCACGAAGTGCTTCAGTGGCTTTTACGCCTAATTTTCTCCCGTCTTCGCCACGGAGCATTGCTATTGGGGTTGCTCGGGCTACTAAGTCATCCAATGCAGCAAGCACATCTTTGACTTCTTCAGAGAAAGACTGTGAGCCTTCCTCAGAAACTTCTATATCTTTTTCAGATTTACTTTCGTCATCATTGTATTCTTTCATACAACTTCCTCCACTTCCATACTTGCAATCACCTTTAATTTTTTCCCCAGAATCAGATTTTGTATCATCTTTCATACAAGGTCCGCCATCATGGTATTTACAAGATTTCATTTCTTCAGCGTTCTCTTCTTTTTTTGCTTTCTTAGCTTCGCAAGTACCGCAACATTCATCATCAAACTCTTCTTCGGGGTCAGCTACTTTTGCTACTTCCTTCAATAGTTCAGTATTTGATTTAATTGCGAGTGTATAGGTATCTTGATTTGCTCCAACAAGAACAGGAGAGACTTCATAAACTGTTAAGTCTTTTAAATATCTAGCGTTGGTTGTTCCATCGCTATCTTTGAATTTTTCAAATTCTGAATCGTTAACTTTATAGCCGAATGACCATTGTTGCATATCGCCCATATTCTTAACTAGATTGTAAGCTTCTTTACCAGACTCTGTGTCCATAAAGAACTCACCTTTAAAAATTGCTTTGTCGTCATCTTGAGCTATAGTTCCTTTACCAATAGGCATATCCCATTTGTGAGACCATACCATAGGTACTTGGTCATTTTTAAACCCAGATTTTACTGCGCCCGGTACTACGACATCCCCATCACTATCGAGGGAATTGAACAAGCTAAAGACTGCTTCTACTTGACCGGACTCGTCTTTTAACTCTATGTCTATATTTTTAGATTCGTTATTCATACATCCTTCAATCGTATATTATATAATATATATTTCAGATGTGCGTCTTTTACTATTTTATATTAAGAATTGAGAATTGAGTTTTTTATTGTCTAAAGTCTGATATTATTCTGAGCTGTGAAATAAGCACTTTCACACTTCTATCTGTCTTCTGATGGTCACCATTTTCTAAACGAGCGTATACCATAACAGTTGCTTCTTCATCATTTACTGATGTAACAATACCGTGAACAATTGAAGGTGGGTCTGGGTCTTTCTTGATTGACCAACTGACGGCTTGGCCTACTCTAACTGATTCTGCTTTAGTACCAGATTTCTTAGAAGACAATGGATGTGAACTTGGTAGTAAGTCTTGGTCGTAAGGTTTTCTTCTAAATTTACCAGTTCTTAGTGCTCTTATAAAACCGTTGACACGGGCCATTGCCCACTGGTCAGCAGATGTAACATTACCTCTTACTGAACCGGGGTTAGTTCTGTATGCACCAACACCTCTGTTAAATACTGCAATAAGCATTCTTAGTGTTGCTCTATGTTTAGGATTCTTAGAGTTATGGTCTTCTACTTTATTAGTAAGAGCGGTTCTAACTCTATCAGATACTGCTTTTAACAAATACTCTTCTGCTATATCAAGAGATTTTTTTCTACGTTCTCTAATAACTTTTTTGTAATCATTAACAACTGACTTCATTTGTGAAACACCACCAGCAGTTACACCTCCCCATTTCATAACAGCAATAGTTCCGTTAAGTCTGTTATTTTTCTTGTGACGATTCATAAAGCGTTCTCTTCTCTTAACCCAGTTAAGTACTGACTCACTTCTATCTCCGCCTTTGTAGGCAGTCCATCTGTTGTAAGCGTCATTACCAGTAAATGAAGTAGGAGGATTACCACCGGTACCTGCTCTTCTCCAAATCTCTGGCCAGTTTTCTTTTAAATCTTTAACATAAGCGTGACTAGGGAATTGTTTATGTTGTGAGTTAGATAAACTTATTTTCTGGTTATCTCCACTCTTCGGAAAGTTTGTTACTTTATCCGGTGCTTTTTCTTCCGGACTATGTAGTTTATCACCTTTTTCGTACATAGTTTCAGCTTCTTCTAAAGAAACTTTAATTTCTTCTATGTTTCCCTTTTTAGGTTTATTAACAGCATTTAAGTAATCTTGATGTGTTGCACAAGCCATGTAGAACTTATCACCATCTACATCAATGTAGTGTGTTCCCTCACAACCAAGTTCTTTAGCTCTTTCTTGAGCTTCTTCAATTGTAGTGTAAGTGTCTTTCATTAAAGCTGCCGGTTCTTTATCTAAGTAACTAGGAGTTTTTTGAATTTCATCTTCTCTCTCTACCTCTGGAGGTAAAGTCACAGTAGTCAATGTTGCTTTAGACTCATCATCGTCATCATTAGTTGGTTTGTCAGCTGTATCTGTTCCACCTTCATTTAAAAGTGGACTACCATCTTCCGTTACTTGAATCATGTTAAGAGGTCTTAAATAAACATCATGTCTATTATCAGCCTCTAGTCCTACAACTTTTCTTGCTTCGCCAATTGTTACCCAACCCCCTTGTACAGCAGTGTTCATGCGTTTATAGAGGTTGTCTTTGTCATCAGCTAAAGCTCTAACGCCTCCGATATCATACTCGCAGTATTGATTATCGTTACCGCCAAACTCTGGTCGTAACAATTGATGAGTCAAATCACTCGCAACCATGTTCCACATTGGGACCATTTTTGACTCTGTAAAGAACTCTCTAAGTTCTTTTGTATTTGAATATGTAGCAGAATCAAGACCAGCACCGAGTCCTGCAAGAACAGCTGGAACGCCAAGTACAGCAGAAACTCTTTCTTCTGGTATTCTTCTTAATTCGGCTAACTTCATTTGGTCTGGAGAAAAAGATACAACTTCAACGTTCATTGCACCAGACAAAACCATAGGAGCACCTCTGTTTTTGCCACCGAACTTTTCTTTATACATTTCTGCAATAGCTTCGGCTTCTTCTCTAGTTGGCCCACCCATTTGGTCATCTCTTGGAGAGAGGATTACTCCGGGTACCGCCATGTTATGCAATAAAGCAGCTGTATATTGTCCAGCAGCTTCATCTCCTGCAATCTCTCTTAGAACGCCTCTAAGTGGAGCAAGACCTTTTCTCATGTTGTTAGGGTCAACATTTTGTCGTAAATGAATCATGTCAACTTTTTCAATCCTTACAGCGTCTTCACCCTGCATTCCGCCTTGCGGTTGGTAATTGAAATGTGTAATAAGTTCGTTCTCATTACCTTTAGCCTCTACTAGATGAGGCATTAAAGGAACGAGTTCTACAACCTGTCCTCGTTGATTCCTATTTTTGTAAATAAAAGCGTCGCCTGCTGCGTTTAAAGATGTAACAATATAGTTAGCAAGTAACTGTTGTGTCATATAAGGATTTGGTCTTCTTAGCAATTTAGTAAGAGGATGATTCATCTCTCTTTGATAATCGCCTTCAGAGTTTCTTGATGATACTAAAATATTAGGTTCTGCAAAAGCGGTAGCTAAAACTTGTAAACATGCAATAACAGCAGAGTTTCCTGTTCCGTCTCCAACTTCTGCAAGTGTTTTGTGGTCAAAGTATCCGGATGTTGTGTTATATCCAAATACAGCTTGATTTAAATATGAATATTCAGATTGGTTAACAACCAACCCTTTTTGATTTGCTTCTCTTCTAACCCTAGCGTCAGTTGGTGAATTCAACCAGTCTAGTGCTTTTGAAAATCTTGATTTATCTTCCGCCATTAATACGCGCTCCAGCTTCTACGTTCTTGTAACATTTGTACGCCGTAAGATAAAGTATCAATAATATCATCATGAGCACCAGCAGGAAAGGTCATTATTTCTCTCTCCATCTCTGGCAACCAGTGAGTATCTCTAAGTAAGAATACGTCTCCAGATTCCATTCTGGCCGACAAAGGAAGTGCGCGTGTAACTTTGTCTTTATCCGACTTAAGGTCTTTTACACGAATACCCGAACGTTGCGCCATTTGGATAATCGTGGTTTGAAAACCTTGGCGTTCTATACCTACATATTCTAACTTATTTTTGTCAATTGAACGTTTTATTGCAGGAATGATATCTGGCCCTTCTAATTTCTGTCTTTGCATATCTATAACAAGTAATCTATTGTCTGGAGTAACAGCAAAAGAAGTTATAACTGTATAATCACTGTCTTTATTGGTTGTTGTAGCTAAATCAACTATACCAAACTTCTTTAAAGCTTTTAGATAGTATTCTGAGCCCTCGACTATACATTTAACATTTCCTGCTTCGTCTGGTACTTGAACATAATAATTTAACCATTCTGGTCTTAGCATACCTTGACCTGCGTCAACAAACTCTGCTAAGTACTCTTGAGCAAAAACAATAGAACCTACTTCTTTTCTAGCCGCTTCAACTTCTAGAGGGTCAATCATAGGATTGTCAGTAGTAGCAAATTTAAATCTCTCCCAGTTGTCTGCTTCCTCTGCTGTTTCCCACAAGTCATAAAACCAGTTATTTCTTCCAATAGGCGTGCTAATAAATAAAGCAGAACCTTTTCTTTCTGTAAGTGTAGGACGTAGAACTTCTTGCCAGACTTCTGGTTTTACGAATGCAGCCTCGTCCATAACAAGATAGTCAAGACCTTCACCACGAAGTCGTTGTGGATTATCAGCTGACCTTACAGCAATAGAACCCCCGTTAGGTAAATCAATTTGCATGTTTGCTAAAGATACGTTCGGCTCTATCTCCCTAGGAAATGATTTTGCACTTGCAGCTATATCTCTCCAACCAACCCTAGCAATAGAGAATGTAGGAGCTACCCACCAAGCTCTACCACCTTTAAGAGCTACTTCCATACAGAGTTGTACGCCAAGTCGTGTTTTACCAAATCGTCTACCGGCACAAAGAATTTTCCAACGTGCTTCTGAATCTTTGACTTTTTGTTGACCGCTATGTAAAGCTGGAAGTTTAGGGATGTACTTGTTAGTCATAAATTTCCTTAAACATAAATATAGGAGTATAGGTACCTACATAAGCATTGACAATATTCATTTCTACATGCTGTATAGCTTCAGACACTGCTTCTTCTTCATCAAAATCATTGTCTTCCAATATCCCGTCAACTACAATATCTACCATTGTGTAGTAGTCATAGATAGCTTTACCATCATGGGTATAACCAAGATAAGCTTCTTCAAAGTCATCTACAATTAGAGCTTCCGGATTAAATTCCTTTAACTCATCATATACCTTATTCATTTCTCCTCCATTCTAGTATAAGAAAACCTTTCAGCAGTTCCATGTATTCACGATTGCTACCACGTGATTGTCTGCCGTCAAAGATGTCATGATGTGTTTTACAGAGAATGCAAACGTTCTTGGGGTCATTTGAGAGTTCACGATTTTTGCCCCCCATACCGATTGCTATGAGATGAGCCATTTCTAGCCACTTTTTCTCATAGCAGTTCGGCCACTCACAAGTATAATTTGCACGTATAAGAGCTTCTTGTCGTAAGTCAGATTTATTTATTTTGCCGGTACCTTTGCGTTTCTTTTGTCCCATGCCGGAGATACCAGATTCATCACTTCTACGCTTTTTAAATTCAGCATATGATTCGTTCTCCACATCCCAAGTTGTCATGTGCGTAAGAACTCCATTTTAGATAGGGCTATCCTGTTACAGATAGCCGGTGAAGGGAGGATATCGGTTAGTGGAGCCGACAGAACTATCTTAACACCACAATCTAAAACCATAGGTTTTATTATAGCTTAATTAGGAAATCTTTGTAGAGGTAATGAAGTGAAATCATTCTGTGAACAATCTCTTCTTCTAAGTTTGTGTAATCTTTAGGTAGTGTCCAAACATCCAAGATGTTATTTTTATCCACCCACATTATTTTGTTTTCGTTTATCTTGAATCTCATAGAGTTAAAAATGTAGTCCATAGGTTTCTTTATAGTAGCACCCCCCCGAATCATTCTTGGTTTTTATACAGCGAACCCTGTGCGGACCCGCCCAACACAAAATTTAAATACTCCGAGGATGTCCCTTTAACGGACGACTATGGTCTGACTAATCCACTCAAATGAATTTTATATTAACATCACAATCTTTCTTAAAGTCAGAGCTTGTGACTACTTGGTTATTTAAATTTAGCGCAAGTCAAAATCTATGCGAACGCGAACACAGTAAAATTTTATTTGGTACAATTATCTTGTCCTTCTCGGACAACCCAATCCAACTCAAGCCCGGTGTATTCCGGGTACCCTAAAACTCTACTGCTACAATCCCAACTGTCCTCAGTTCTCCCAAAAGGTTATAGCATGTTGTGAAGGCGGCGAGACTAGTCCCAACTGCCTCATATAAGCCCTTAGAGGGTGACCG